AATGTTAAGTTCTGCGGCGGTCGATGTAATAGATACTCCACCTACTTGTAGAGTAGTCGCATTAACTTCACCGGCAGAGCCATATATAACGGCTTTACTATTTACAATCGTCCCTGCACTAGAACCGTCCACTAAGTTTAGTTCAGACGCTGTAGATGTAACACCATCCAGAATGTTTAGTTCAGTTGCCGTGGCTGTTACACCATCAAGTATATTTAGTTCTGCTGTTGTAGACGTAACACCATCTAAAAGATTTATTTCTGCTGTTGTAGACGTAACACCATCAAGAATATTAAGTTCTACCGCTGTAGACGTTACGCCATCAAGGATGTTTAGCTCTGCGGCTGTAGATGTCACACCATCCAATATGTTAAGTTCTGCTGTTGTAGAGGTAACTCCGTCTAGCAAATTAATTTCTGTTGCGGTGGCTGTAACGCCGTCCATAATATTAAGTTCAGCGGCTGTTGCAGTAATTGCTGTACCGTTAAAATTAATAGCGTCTAAATAGGCTGTACCATCAATATAAAGATTTCGCCACTCTTTTGTAGAGCTTCCAAGATCATAAGTGTCATCAGTGTCTGGAGTAATGTGCGATGCAACATCTGCTGTCAGCGTAATGCTATCTGTGTCGGCATCACCAAACGTAAGATTACCAGAAATAGTTGCATTACCAGTAACTGTAAGATTTCCACCAACACTTAAATCATTTGTGGTCGTAACATTACCAGTTAGTGTTGAGGTGCCTGTTACAGCTAACGTAGAGCTTAATGTAGCCGCTCCAGTAACACCAAGGGTACTAGATAAGGTTGTTGCTCCGGTCACTCCTAAAGTGCTAGAAAGCGTTGTAGCACCTGTTACACCAAGAGTCGTTCCTATTGTTGCGGCCTCATCAATTGTAAGTGTATCAATGGTGGCTGTGCCATCAATGTAAAGATCTTTAAATTCTAAAGATGATGTACCTAAATCAATATCACTATCTGTTACAGGAACAATAGCGCCATCTTGAATACGAATTTGTTCTACTGCGGCACTAGAGACTTCTACATAAAATCCCCAACGATTGTTAGTACTATCAACTTCAATTTTATTTAAAAAATCTAGATCACCAATCTTTGGAATGTTGCCGCCTTGCCCTGCGGTGCCATCATGTCTATGGCCTGTTGTTGTTGCACTGGTACTAGAATACGCAAAAGCATTTACTAGCTGATTATATTCATCGTTAAATAGTGCGGCAGTAATCGTATCGCCATCAGCAAATGTACTTTGTCGTGTATAAGTTTGAGCCATTATTATCTCCTACCTGATGGCATATAGTCTATATAAAAACCATTAACTGCATACGGAAAATTTTTATCTTCTGTTCTAAGCCGTAGACTAACTGTAGTTCCACTACCCTGCACAATTGTCCTTACCATTGGATCGTTTGTGCCCCCAAAAGTTGCAGTACCAAACACAGCTTCTCCAAAGATTGCTGGTAGTGGTATGTCAGTAATATTTATGTCGGGAGGCTGTAAAAGATCACTAGATTTATAATCATACCTAATTTGTAGTGTAGGACTAATCTCTCCTTCAGGAGAAAAAGAAGTTCTTACATATTTTAAAGTTTTTCTAGTTCCGATATCTCCAAAATCTAAATCGGGTGTTTCGTAAATTGCGGTAATATTTTGTTCAGAACCTCCACTATAAAATGAAGTTCCTGTATTATGATTATAAATATAGCCATCTTTATCGCCGTGATAAATTTTTTCAAGGCCGTTGTAATTAATTGTAGAGCTAAGACCAAAAGCCTGAATACCTTGTGTTTGAGCCCATTCAAATCCTTGCCCTGTAAATGTTCCAATAATACCTAATGCGTTAGCGACTGTTGCCGCCGCACCTGAATAAAAAAGACGATACTGAGACTTTTCTCGTATTACACAGCTATCAATAACATAGTCTGTAATGTTTGCGTTTAAGTCTCTAATAATACTTTGTATCTGTCTAGAGATAGAGCTTAATTCTGTATCACCAATTCTTGCTGTTGCCGCGACAGTACGGATACCATCAGGGGCTAAGAAAACTAGATCACCTCCAAATTCTTGGATACTATATCCGCTAAGACAGCCTACGTTTTCCGTAATAGGGTCTATGCGAATATTTTGTGTATCGTTTATGTTGATGAGTTTATGGATACTGTTTTTTGCAAAAACAATAAGATTTTCTCTAAATCCTTTTATGCCTTGTATTTGATCTGAAATAACTACAGAGCCTGCTCCTGTACCCGTAAAATCAGTAGGGCTATTGTATACGCTGTAATAAACAGCGTTTAAGTTATCAGCAACGCCTGAAGCTATTAAGTGGTGGTCATGGATCGTAATATATTTTACGCCGTTTGTACCATCAACTGTAATTTCATCCCCAAAGAAAGTACGAGTGCTTAATGCCCCTGTACCTTCCATACGAAACACATAAGGCTTGTTAGCACCGTCTGCAATGATAACTTGACCATAATCAAAGTTAGCACCTTCAAAAATAACAAATTGACATTGGCCCTGAGATGTGCGGGTTAGTGTAGAGCGGCCTGTAAAAGTTGTATAATTATCTCCACCGCCAGCTACAGAACTACGATTTATCTGTAGCCAAGTAACCCCATCATTACTAAAAAAAATATCTGTGCCTGAACAAATAATAACGCCATCAGCATATGCAAAAGTTCCTAAAACTCTGTTTGTAGAATTAGGTCTTGCCGCTGATGCACCACCAAAGGGTGTAAAACCATTAATTCGTCGATAGCCGCCATCTGGATCTACTTCAAAGTTAGAAAGTCGTACAGCAAAGCCGGGATTACCCAGCAACTCCAAAGAGTTTAGGTTAGTGTTTAATCCTCCTTTTGCCGCAAAACCATAAGCCTGAGACATTAAACAAGCCTCATGCGGTCATCTTTAATGTACTTAGGTGCTGGAAACATTAAAGCGTTTTTCATAAGCCGTAAGCCTCTGCGATATTCTTCTAAGGCTAGTGCGGCTGGCTGAATATTTTCTTTAAATTGATGCACGTAGTATCTAGATCGTGCAAGCAATACAGTTTTGTAAACGTCTGGAAAAACAATTGTATCACCGTATGCTGAAAGCTGAGATGGCTGATTAAACGCAAAGAAATGAATACGATATACTTTGTCAGGTATCGGACTCAATCCAAAGTTACGTCCATCGCTACTACGAAATACTCTGCGAGGTTCACCACCATTAGCATCTCCAGCATCGTCTTGATTTTCTTTAGCACGATGATAGTCTTTCCATTCTTCTAAGGTTATAAATTTTAGGTTTTGACTTACGTATGGGGCTGTTTCGCCTGACACACCTACTGTAGTCATGTAAAAGTCATCCCAATCTACATAGCCATAGTCATCTACCAAAGATGAACTAGCGGCTTTAAGTTCGTACCAACGCTGATTAGCAACAGTCTCTACAGTTACATTACCGTATAGCGGATCTGTAGAACCACTTTCGCCTACAGCAAGAAAAGGCCACTGAGGTTCTTCAAGAACAATATCAAGGTATGCGCGATTGACACAATCTTTGGCGTGTGCTTGAATACCTACAGCAGATGCAAAATTACTAGAAGTTAATACAACCTCATTCATTTCTCGCAGTAGTTCGTTAGTAAGATCTAGGTATGTAGTCGCCATTATTTTTTATGAACCTTTTGTATTTCAAAGTTAGCTGATTTACTAGCTCCTTTATGAGCCTTAAAGCCATCTTTAGGATCTTTCATTAGTTTATAGCCTTTACCGCTTTTCATCCAGTGATAGCCTTCGGGTGCAGGAACTTTCATTTTTGACGCATAGACTCGTTATAATCCATTCCCATACAAGCCTTTTCCATATCACGGACAGTATTGTAGACTTTACCGCCCTCAGCTTTTTCCATGCGATAACCGCCTCCCATGTATGAAGAACGGGCTTTACCGCCATAGCTGTATGCTTCTTTCTTTTCTTTCCTTATCATACTGCTTTTTCCTTCTTACCAAAAATACGGTCATAGTTATCTTCGTATTTTTTACGGTTTTCGTTTTTTAAATATTGTCCACTTATTTTTATTTTCTTTGTGGGACTCATCCTAATAGGATTTTTTTCACTTCCAATCTGTGGCATTACTTATCTCCAGAAAATAAAAGGGGGAGTATTTCATCCCCCTATTGTTTTTAGTCGATACCGTAG